CTCCAAGAGTGCGGGCAGGTGGAACACCAACAAGGGCGGTCAGTTCTTTGCCACCGGGGTGGGGTCCGCCTTGGCCGGTAGGGGTGCGGACCTCCTTGTCTGTGATGACCCCTACTCAGAGCAAGATATTCTTAACGGCAACTATGATGTCTTCGAGAAAGTCTATGACTGGTTCCTCTATGGAGCCCGAACCCGCCTGATGCCGGGAGGCCGGGTAGCCATCGTGCACACGCGCTGGGCGCCCTCAGACCTGATAGGCCGCTTGGCCAAGGACATGGTGACCCGTCCGGATGGGGATCAGTACCACTTCTTTGAATTCCCCGCTATTCTCTACGAAAACACAGATCATGAGAAAGCCCTGTGGCCAGAGTTTTTTGATCTGGAGGCCTTGCGCCGCACCCGGGCCACCATGCCGCTGTTTCAGTGGAATGCGCAGTACCAGCAGAACCCTACTGCGGAAGAAGGTGCCATTATCAAGCGGGAGTGGTGGAGAGTCTGGGACCGGGACGACCCGCCAACGTGCGAATTCATCATCATGACGCTGGACGCCGCAGCAGAACTGAACAAACGCAATGACTTCACCGCCATTTTGACATGGGGGGTGTTTCGGGATGACGAACTGACTGGGGGCAATAACCACATCATCCTGCTCAACGCCATCAACAAACGGGTAGAATTTCCGGAACTCAAGGCTTTGGCTCTGCGGGAGTACCAGTTCTGGCAACCAGATTCGTTTATTGTGGAGAAAAAGTCCAACGGCACGCCCTTGTTTCAGGAGTTGCGGCGTATGGGCATCCCGGTGAGCGAATTCACCCCCCACCGGGGGACAGGGGACAAGCTGGCCAGACTCAGTGCAGTGGCGGATATTGTTAAATCCGGCATGGTATGGTACCCGGCGGGCAGGCAGTGGGCTGAAGAAGTGATTGAGCAGGTTGCAGGATTCCCGGCGGTGCAGAACGATGACATCGTTGACTGCACTTCAATGGGGTTGGCGCGGTTTCGCAACGGGGGTTTCATCCGGCTGGACTCGGATGAGGAGGACACACCGTTCTACCCCCGAAAAGCGGCATACTACTGAACACATAACAAGGAATTTGCATGGCTACCAACATAGATAAGGCCCTTTACGCTGCTCCGCTGGGCGCCGAGACGCCAGAAGCGCTCGAGTCTCCCGAGCTGGAGATTGAAATTGAGGACCCCGAGCGCGTAACGCTCAGTGACGGGTCTGTGGAGATCACGCTGACGCCAGAAGAAGAGTCGGAAGACGATTTTGATGCCAATCTGGCAGAGTACATGGATGAGTCAGACCTGTCTGCGCTAAGCACTGACCTGATTTTTGCCTATGACAACGACCTTGCAGGTCGAAAAGACTGGGAAGAGACATATACCGAAGGCATCAAGCTGCTAGGACTCAAGTATGAGGAGCGCACAGAGCCGTTTGAGGGCGCGTGCGGGGTGCACCACCCCATGATCACAGAAGCTGCGGTGCGTTTTCAGGCCGAGGCCATCATGGAGACCTTCCCAGCGAGCGGTCCGGTGCGTACCAAGATCCTTGGTGAGGTGGATCACAAGAAAACCGAGGCTGCGCTGCGGGTTCAGGCTGACCTGAACTACCAGTTGACTGAGGTAATGACGGAGTACCGCTCCGAGCACGAGCGCATGCTCTGGAACCTGCCGATTGCCGGTAGCGCGTTCAAAAAAGTCTATTTTGACCCCACCCTAGGACGTCAAGTAGCGATCTTTGTCCCTGCAGAGGACGTTGTGATCCCCTACGGGGTGTCAGACATCAGCACCTGTGGGCGCTTGACGCACCGCATGCGCAAGACTCCAAGTGATATTGCCAAACTGCAGGATGCGGGGTTTTATCGCAAGGAGGTTGACATCCCTGAGGGGATGCACTTCACCGCGGATCCCATCCAAGAGGCCAAAGACCGGGAAACTGGCTTCAGTGCGACATATGATGACCGCCCGCTGCTACTGGAGATGCACGCCGAGATCGACCTGCCGGGGTTTGAAGACAAGGACGATGAGGGCAACCCCACAGGGATCCCGCTGCCATACATCATCACGATCGTAAAAGACTCGGGAGATGTTCTGGCGGTACGTCGCAACTGGGATCCCGATAAAACCAAGAACGGGTACAGCCGCCCCAACCAGTTTTTTGTCCACTACCAGTACATCCCGGGGTTTGGGTCTTACGGATTCGGGCTTGTGCACCTGATCGGCAACTCCGCCAAGTCAGCCACAGCCATCACCAGACAGCTGGTGGACGCAGGCACACTGGCTAACCTGCCCGGGGGTATGAAGACCCGAGGCTTGCGGATCAAGGGCGATGACACGCCGATCGCTCCGGGTGAGTTCCGGGACGTGGATGTGGCGAGCGGCACGCTGCGGGACAACATCATGCCGCTGCCGTACAAAGAGCCTAGCCAGACGCTGGCAGGACTGCTGGGGATTATCACTGAGGACGCCAGACGGGTAGCCACCAGCCCAGATATGAAGATATCGGATATGTCGGCACAAGCCCCGGTGGGCACCACACTGGCGTTGATTGAGCGCAACTTGAAGGTTATGAGTGCGGTGCAAGCCCGACTGCACTTTGCGATGAAGCAAGAGCTCAAGCTCTTGGCAGGCATGATCCGGGACCACGCCAGCTCCAGCTATGACTATGAACCCGAGGAGGGACGCATCACCGCGCGGCGTGAGGACTACAGCTATGTGGAGATTATCCCCGTCAGTGATCCCAACGCCAGCACACTTGCACAGCGAGTGGTGCAGTACCAAGCGGTCATTCAGCTTGCCCAGATGGCACCTCAGATCTACAACCTGCCCAAATTGCACCGCCAGATGCTGGAAGTGCTGAACATCAAGGACGCAGACGATCTGGTACCGCTGGAGGACGACCACGAGCCCGCAGACCCCATCTCGGAAAATATGAACATCCTGAATGGCAAGCCAGTCAAGGCGTTTATCGGACAAGACCACGAGGCACACATCCAAGTCCACATGGCAGCGATGCAGGACCCCGTACTCATGCAGCTGATGGGCCAGAACCCAATGGCGCAGACCCTTATGCAAGCCGCAAACGCCCACATCACCGAACATATCGCGTTTGCCTACCGCGCCAAGATTGAGCAGCAGATGGGTGTCGCACTACCACCCCCGGGCGAGGAGTTACCTGAGCAGGTTGAAGTTGAGCTGTCCCGTCTGGCTGCACAGGCCGCAGGGCAGCTGCTGGGTAAACACCAAGCGCAGGCACAAGCTGAGAAAAATGCCCAGATGCAGCAAGACCCGGTTATCCAGATGCAGCAGCAGGAGCTGGCTATCAAGCAGAAGGAAACGGAGATCAAAGAGAAGCAGATGATGGCTGACGCTGCGGCGCAGGCAGACAAACTGGCTCTGGAGCGCGAGAAGATGGCGCTGGACGCTGAACGCGAAGGACTGAAGATCGGTGCACAGGCTGCAGCCAAGCGGGCGGAACTGGAGTCTCAGCAACAGCTCGAACTTATGAAGCTAGGGTTGAAAGCCGAGGAGTCCGCCGAAAAGCAGCAGGCAGAAGGTATGCGCATGGGCATTGATGTCGCCAAGATTCAGGCGCAGATGGAGCAGCAAACGAAGCAGGCGCAGCAGAGTAATAACCCCGTAGGAGAGTGATGATGGACATAGTTAACGTGCTTCTTGAGAAGCTACGCATCCGGATGATGGACACCACCAACGCCATGGCGGCTGGTATGTGCACTGACTTCGCTGGATATAAATTGCTGTGTGGGCGCCTTGAGGGTCTCGCCCATGCAGAGCGGGACCTACTAGACCTCAAAGACCATATGGAGAAAAACGATGAGTGAGATACTCCTCGCGCGAGATCCACACAACCCGCGGGTGGTTGGTGTGGCAACAAAGACCGAGCCGGAAAACATCCCGGTCGAAGACAGGGCAAGCCAGTTACCGCAGCCCTCGGGGTACCACATCCTGTGTGCAATCCCCGACATCGAAAAGGAGTACGAGAGCGGGATTATCAAAGCGGATCAGACCCTTCACTATGAAGAAGTGCTGACCACAGTGCTGTTTGTGGTGGCTATGGGCCCCGACTGCTATAAAGACGAGAAACGCTTCCCATCGGGTCCGTGGTGCAAGGTGGGGGACTTTATTCTGGTCCGTCCGAACTCGGGCAGCCGTTTGGTCATCCACGGCAAAGAGTTCAGGCTGATCAATGACGATACCGTAGAAGGCGTCGTTCAGGACCCACGCGGAATCCGTCGTAAGTAAGGAGAAAAATAATGCAGAAATTCAAATTCCCCGATGAGCGTGAGAGCCCTGCACAAGAACCCAGCCTCGAGCTGGAGCTCGAGGACGCAGAGGGATCCGTCGCACCAGAAAAACCCGAAATCGAGATCGTGGACGACACGCCCGAGGAGGATCGGAACCGACCATCACTGACCAAAGAGCCCGAGGAGCCCACCGAAGAGGAGCTGGCGGCCTACAGTGATAAGGTTCAGAAGCGGATCAAGCAGCTCACACACGCCCGTCACGACGAGCGCCGCAAGGCAGAATCCCTTGCACGAGAGAAGGAGGAGCTTGAGCGTGCAGCCAAGATGTTGGCTGATGAGAACCGCAAACTACAGAAAACTCTCTCGGAAGGGTCTACGGCGTACATCACAAAAAGCAAGGCCCTAGCCGAGCGCGATGTCGAGCAAGCCAAGAAACTCCTCAAAGACGCCTATGAGGCGGGGGACTCAGAAGCACTCGTCGCGGCGCAGGAGATGCTGTACCGGGCGCAGCAAGAAATGACGCAAGTTAGCAACTTCAAACCGATAGAGTTGCAACCTGAGCAAAATCAGGCATATACTACGTCACAACAGACCCAATCCGCTCCTGCGCCCCAGCTGGATGAGAAAGTCGCTAACTGGGCGCACCGCAACACTTGGTTTGAAAACCCGCAGCACACAGACATGACGGCGTTTGCTTACGGGGTTCATAACCAGCTAGTGCGTACCTTCGGGGAGGGTTATACGCAATCGGATGAGTATTATCATAAAATCGACGCAGCCATGCAGAAAGCGTTCCCGGACTACTTCAGCCCAGCTGAACCCGAGGCGCCAGAAGCACCAGCTCGTCGCCAGAGTAAATCCGTGGTAGCACCAGCAACACGCACCACCGCACCGCAGAAGATCCGGCTGACCGTAAGGCAGCAGAACGTAGCCAAGAAGTTGGGAATACCTCTTGAGCTCTACGCAAAGAAGTTGGCTGAAATGGAGAACGCAAATGGCTGAAAACCGCACACCTCGAGACACCCAGAGCCGGGCAGCATCCGCACGCCCCCAAGTCTGGGCTCCGCCAGATCTCTTGCCAGAGATCGACAGGCAAGCCGGTTTCACCTACCGATGGGTTCGTACATCCATGATGGACAAGACTGATCCCGGCAACATCTCCTCGCGTCTGCGGGAGGGGTGGGAACCGGTCAAGCTCCAAGAGCAGCCACAAATGAAGTTTTTCCTTGACCCCGACTCTCGATTCAAAGACAACATTGAGATCGGAGGTTTGTTGTTGTGCAAGGCCCCCGAGGAACTGATGGAGCAACGTAAGGCATATTACGCAAACCAATCCGCTCGTCAGATGGAGGCTGTGGACAACAACCTCATGCGCCAGAACGACCCAAGGATGCCCCTGTTCAAGCAGCGGGAGTCCAAGACGACTTTTGGCTCTGGATCATAATCTTTGTATGGAGTTAACAAATGGCTTACCCAACTGTTAGCGCCCCTTACGGCTTAAAGCCGATCAACCGTCTGGATGGTCTTCCTTACGCTGGTGCTACGCGCCAGATGAAGATCCCTTCGGGCTACGCCACCGCCATTTTTAATGGCGATCTGGTGTCGGTTGTCACAGCGGGCACTGTCGCTAAATTCGCAGGCACTAATACGGGTTCTCCCGTAGGTGTTTTCGTAGGATGTTCCTACACCAACCCAAGCACCAAGCAGAAGCTGTATGCGCAGAACTGGCCCTCGGGCACGGTAGCTGCAGATGCTGTGGCTTATGTTGTGGATGACCCCAATGCAGTGTTCAAAGTCGCTGTCACGAGTGCTCTAGGCGTGATGGGTGATGCGGCACAAGCCTCGATCGGTTCCAATATGGCACTGGTTCAGGGTGCAGGAAACGCCAATACGGGCAATTCCGGGGTGTCACTGGCGGCAGGTACTGAGGCTGTTACAGCCACGCTGCCAATTCGGGTGATTGATGTTGTGCGTGATACCGCTACGGGCGCAGATGCGTTCCCAGAGGTGATCGTCAAGATCAACACACACCAGTACAACAGCACCACTGGTGTTTAAGGAGCGATAAATGGCTATTTCACGCGCACAACTACTTAAGGAGCTGGTGCCCGGATTGAACGCATTGTTCGGTCTGGAGTACGCCCGCTATACGGAACAGCACAAGGAAATCTATGAGACAGAAAGCTCAGACAGATCCTTTGAAGAAGAGACCAAACTTTCGGGCTTTTCTGCTGCCCCCGTGAAGGCGGAGGGCGCCGCACTGGCGTATGACAACGCACAAGAGGCATGGACTACCAGATACAATCACGAGACGATTGCGATGGGGTTCAGCCTGACCGACGAAGCCATCGAAGACAACCTGTACGAGAGCCTCAGCGCCCGCTACACCAAAGCCTTGGCCCGCGCCATGGCTTACACCAAGCAAGTCAAGGCAGCCTCTGTCCTGAACAACGGCTTCAACGCCGCAGTGACCGGTGGTGACGGTGTGAGCCTCTTCAACGCGAGCCACCCTCTGGTTGCTGGCGGTGTCAACAGCAACGTCCCGGCAGTCATGGTGGATCTCAACGAAACAGCTCTGGAAAACGCAGTAATCCAGATCCAGCGCTGGACGGATGAGCGCGGCCTCCTGATTGCAGCCAAGGCGGTCAAGCTGGTTGTCCCCCCACAGCTCCAGTTCGTGGCAACACGGCTTCTGGAGACCCAACTGCGGGTCGGAACGTCAGACAATGACATCAACGCGATTGTCTCCAATGGCGCCATCCCGGGCGGTTACACGGTCAATGACTTCCTGACTGACCCAGCGGCATGGTTTATTAAGACAGACGTCCCCAATGCGCTCAAGCACTTTGTGCGGGTTGCCATGAGCACGGGAAGTGATGTCGATTTTGACACAGGGAATACCCGTTTCAAGGCAAGAGAGCGGTACTCATTTGGCTGGAGTGATGCTCTGGGTATGTGGGGGAGTGAAGGTTCGTAATAGAACCCAGCACTTAGCTCTACCGGCCCCTCTTCGGAGGGGCCTTTTGTTTAGGGTTGACGTCACTAATTTATACGATACAATACGGCTTCATACAGATTAGTCGGAGCCTATATGGAAACCATCTCTCGTAAACAAGCCCTAGAAGGAGGGCTGCGTCACTACTTCACAGGCAAACCTTGCAACAAAGGTCATATAGATAAGCGTTTTACCTCCATCGGGAAGTGCATGGCCTGTGCCCGAGAAGATGCTATGCGCCAGCATACCCACACCACGGACCGCAGAAGGGCCTACAGCAACTATGAAGGATTTGTCTGTGCCGCCCGGGAGCTGCATGGCGATACTTACTTATACGATAAAGCAGCCTACTCAGGCGCTCACAAAAGGATGACCATAACGTGCAGGGTGCATGGAGATTTTGAGCAGAACCCCACCAACCACATGCAGGGGAAGGGCTGTCCGCACTGTGGCACTGAGCGAGGTACCAAAAAGCTCACGAAAACACTGGGGGCTTTCATCGCCCAAGCACAGGCAGTGTGGGGGGATGCCTTTGATTACTCGGACACAACTTACACACAGGCCCGAGCCAAGCTGTCTTTTCGCTGCAGAGCGCACAACCTTATTGTGGAGCAGGCCCCGGGGGCGCACATCCTTGGGAAAAACCCCTGCCCTCAGTGCAACCACATGAAATCCAAAGGGGAAGATGCTGTCTTCCGCTATCTTTCCTTCCTCACCACTGCACAGCAGCGCAACCGCATGGTCATAGCACCCAAGGAACTGGACATCTATTTGCCAGAGAAGCAGCTGGCTATTGAGTATTGCGGGATGTACTGGCACAGCCACGGGGACAAAGCAGATGAGAAGTCCAAGCGGCGCAACCACATCAACAAGTACCGGGAGTGCCGGGACCAAGGAATCAGGCTTCTCACCATCTATGAGGATGAGTGGCTGCAGCGCCAGCACGCCATCAAGCGACTACTGCGCAACGCAGTGGGTAAGTCCCGGGGCAGGCTGATGGCCAGAAAGTGCGAGCTGCGGAAGGTGCCGCACCCAGAAGCCGTAGTGTTCTATGAGA